GGTTTGGCGACCCGCGTGAAACGCACGTTTTGGGTAAAATCACCCAACTTCCAAAACCAAAACCAGCCAGACACGCCGTCAAACTATCTTACGCGCCAAGCTGCTGCCGCTGCGCAACTTGCGCGTGCATCGTCAGATTTTTCTTCACACGCACCATGGCGATCGGCTAAGTTATGTGCGTCGGAGGCAATCAAGCCCGAGACCAACACACACGATGACAATCCAAATCACGAGCAAAGAGGCGATCAACGGCGCGGTCTATTTCACTGCCACTTGCGGCAAGACCGAAGCCTTCGTTAGCGTTAATCCTTCGTTCATCTCGGCGGTCTGCATGAACGCTGGAAGCCGTCGCACCAAGCGCTCGAAAGCGTTCCAGAACTTCGACGCGGCGCTGGCTCACTTCAAGAGCTCCGCGATGCAGGCGATCCTTCAGACGGTCCAGGCGGAGGTCGCATCATGAAACGGCTCTTCCTCTTCCTCGCTTTGGCCGCTGCCGCTCACGCGGCTCCGCCGGCGTCGTTCTGGGCCGCTCTTCACCAGGTCGAGACATCCGGCCGGCTAGGCGCGGTCGAAGGCGACGGCGGGCGCTCGCTGGGTCCGCTTCAGATCTCGCGGGCTTACTTCGCGGACTCCCGCGTGGCCGGCAGTTACGAGCAAGTGATCGAGCTCGAGGCCGCGATCAAGGTAGCCTCCGCCTATATGAAGCGCTACGAGCCCGAGGCGTGGCGACAGGGTAACGTCGAGATCCTGGCGCGGCTGCACAACGCAGGCCCGGGCTGGCGCCGCAAGCTCGCGGCTACCGATGCTTACGCGGCCAAGGTCCGCCGGGCGATGCGCTGATTGGAAAAGATCCCAGCTTTTTTCAAAAGATTTTTGTTGATTATCCTAAGCGGTTGGGTTTCTCTGGTCCCGTCAACAACGACAACCAACAAAAACAACGACCATGAAAAAATACATCCTCCGCAACAAACTCACTGGCTTCTTCTTCAACGGCACGAACTTCTCGGCCGAATGCCCTTACGGCCGCTTCTCGAATGGCGAAGGCGTCGAGGCCGACGCTGGAACCGCTGCCATCGTTTTCAAGGGTGAGCCGCACGAGGCCGCGATCAAGTCGATCTGGGGCGAGAACACGCAGATCATCGAAGTGACCAGCGTTCAGCTTGATCTCTTCAAGGAGAGCGCCAAGTGCGAAGCTCGCGCTCGCAGCCAGTTCCGCGAAGGAATCCGCGTTCGCGAGCAATCGTCCTGCCGCTTCGCTGCTCCGCACTTCGCTGCGGCAACCCGCCTGCACAATCGCTCAAACCGTCTTGCGCTTGAGGCTTATTCGACCTTCCCGAAGTGCGGACGCGCCGCCTGACTTATGCCTGACCACGACCACACATACGAAACCCTGCCGGCAATCCGGCAGGTTTCCTTCGAGTGCGATGCACCGAAAAATCCCGCCGCCGTCGCGCTAGGTCGCCTCGGCGGTCGGGTGAAGTCAGCGCGCAAGACGGAGGCAAACCGGCGCAACGGAAAACTAGGAGGAAGACCAAAGAAGAAACAGATTTCACTATGACCACTGAACAATACCAGGAGCTCATCCTCGAGATCCGGGCGATCCGCTCGGCTCTCACGCAAGGAACCAAGCCGGCTGCACCCGCAGCTGCTTCTAAGCCGGCCGCATCTGGCCCGGCAGTGATCCCGCCGCCGAGCGAGATCATCGACAACCCGGGCGCCGTCTGCGTGCACTTTGGTAAGAACAAGGGCCGGCCGCTCGCGGATCTGGGAGCCAAGTCGATCGAATGGTACGCGCAAGAGCCCGAGCCGCGGCTGCGCACCGATGGCACGCCATTCCCGCCACGGGCCGAGGATTTGCTGCTCCGCAATGCGGCGCGCACGATCGTTCACCAGGGCCGCGGCACTCTGCCGGCCGGCAAGCTGGTTCTCAAGGATGACATCAACGCAACCGAGCAAGTTCCCTTTTGATCATGAGCAACACACACGAAAACGACGCGGCGGTGGTCAAGGCGACCACTGCGAATAAATCGCCTATCACCTTCGGGGATTCGGGCGTTAAGCTGGCGAGCCTCGAGGACGCTTACCGATTCGCTAACGCGATCTGCGCGTCAGGATTCGCTCCGAGGGGGATGGAAAAGCCCGAGGCCGTCCTGGTGGCGATTCAGCTGGGCGCCGAGATCGGGCTCTCGCCGATGGCTGCGCTGCAGAATACTGCGGTCATCAATGGCAGGCCGGCGATCTATGGCGACGCGGCGCTGGCGCTCGTCCGCGGATCCGGGCTGCTGGTCTCTTACAAGGAGGAGGAGATCGGCGAGCCTGGGACCGATGGGCACGGCTACAAGGTGACTGCAGTCCGCGAAGGCGACCAGACGGCGATTGAAACGTTTACGACTGGCGACGCAAAGAGGGCGAAGCTCTGGGGAAAGTCGGGCCCGTGGACTGACTACCCGAAACGCATGCTCCGCTTCCGCGCCCGGGGTTACGTCTTGCGCGATCTTTTCGGCGATGTGCTGAAGGGTTTGCGCACCGTCGAGGAGGTCCGCGACATTCCGGCCGAGCCGATCAATGTGACGCCGCTCGAGGCCAAGGTGGCTGGCGGACTCTCTAGCCAAATCGGAGGTGCATCATGAGCGCCGACGAACGCCGCGAGCGCGTGCTGTCCTCGATCGTTGAGCAGTTCCGCTCCCTGCTCGAGACACGCTACCCGCAGATTCTCAAGGCCGCAACGGACTCCTTCCAGGACGACACCGACGCGGTCGAGCCGACATGCAAGGTGAACGCGCTGATCGAGTGGGACGCGATGGCGCCGAGCACTAAGGTCGCCGTGCGGCTCACCTGGTCCGCGAAGTTCAAGGACGAGAGCGATGACATCGTGGACTTTGAGCAGACGAAGCTGCCGCTGCAGGAGGGCTCATAAATGGTCGCCAAGAAAAACAGCATCGCCGATGCCTTGGACATCTCCGAGCGCGCCGTGATCATGCAGCAGCTGCAGCAAGTGCTGACTGGCATTTCAGAGGGCGCAGATCAGATCGCGGTACGCCGCTACTGGGAAGGCTACCGCACGATTAGCGCAGCCGAGCTCATTCTGTCCGAGATCGCGTACAAGCTACACGAGCTCGATCTGCGAGAGGAGGCGCCATGATGGACTTCGACGCGATCGAGGCGCTGATCCGAAAGCATGCGCCGATTTACTTGAAAGCGGAGGAACCCGAGAAGCCCAAGCGCGTCTGCGACTGGAAGCCGGGGCCGTATCGGCCGCCAACTAGCGCAGCGCTTCGTGCGCAGATGAAACAGATGCGGCGCGAGGGGATGACCATCGGGGACATAGCCCGGGCCTGCAAGGTCACATGGCGAACAGCCTGGAAGCATTCGAACATTAAGCAGGAGGCAGCCACATGATCCAGGAATCATCGGCCGAGTACCACGCTAACCCGGCGATCTCCCACTCAAAGCTCGAGTGTTTCCGCCGGCGGCCGGCACTATACCACAAGCGATACATCGCCAAGACGATCGAAGCGGAGGAGCCCAGCACGGCCTTTCGCGTCGGATCCGCGGCGCACTGCTCGGTGCTCGAGCCGGCCGAGTGGGGTAAGCGATACGCGGTTAAGCCCGAGGGAATCGACCGGCGCACGAAGGAGGGCAAGGAGAAGTGGGCGCAGTTCGAGGATCTCCACGCCGGAAAGATCATCATCGACCAAGACGAAGCCGCGACGGTGCTAAAGCTGACAGACGCTGTACGCCAAAATCCCTTGGCCGAGCAGCTGCTGGCCCGGGGCGTGCCCGAGGCGACCTGGCGGACTGGCGGCAGTCTGACGCTGCAGTGCCGCACCGACTGGTTTAATCCAGACGGCTGCGAGATTACCGATGGCCGGCCTTATGTCGCGGATCTCAAGACGGTCGAGAGCCTGGACGACGAGACGTTCAGCAACTTCGAGCGCGCCGTGTTTCGCTGGGGTTATCATCGCCAGGCCGGATTTTATCTTCCGCTGATCAGCGAACTCTGGTCTAAGCCGGTCTTCGACTTTGTTTTTATTGTGGTCGAGAAATGCGAGCCGTTCGGCGTCGCCGTGTTTAAGCTCACCGACGATGCGGTGGCACTCGGCCAAGATGAGACCGTGGCTGATCTGCGCGATCTCAAGCGGTGCATAGACAGCGACACCTGGCCCAACATCGACCCGGTAGTGCGCGAGCTCGGCGTGCCGGCGTGGTACGTGAAAGGCGGTGCGGAGTGAAAGGGAATGACATTTCCGATGGATGCGGAAACTCATGGTCGCGATGCAAGCTCGGCGCTGACTGCGGGCTGCACATCGTGCGGCCGGGGAAAGCGAAATGCTGGTGCCAAGACGAAGCCGAGAGCCGCAACCGAGTTGCCGAGTTGATCGCCAACCTCGTCCAGTTCGAAAACTACGTCGGCGCGCTCGAGGACGAATGCACACCTGAGCAACTGCGTGCTGCGAGGAAATCGGTGGAGACAAGTCGCGCCGATCATATCGGTGACATCAACGAAATGACACAGCGAGGAAAGGAGGCGCAGCCGTGAGCACAATTCTTGCACCGGACCATCGCGGGATGCGCGTGAATTGTTTTAGGTATCTACGGCAGGCACAAGGGACAGGATTCACGTTCATGCGCCGAGAAATGGCACGGCACCTTGAGGAGATGGGACGCCGGTACTACGCGGGCGACGTGGCGGCGGTGGACGAGTTCCTCCAGCTCTACTGCATCGCCGAATCGGAACGTGCCACGGTAGTCGCCGAGCGGGCGAAGCAAAAGGAGGCGCAGCCGTGAGCAGCCCTACAAAACTACGTCAGATGGCTAAAGAATTGGGCTGGCCGCCAGAGCTGGAAAAGGCAGCCGACCAACTCCAAAAACTGAAGCAGGAGAACGCCGCGCTACGTGCAGACAAGGAGCGGCTGGATTGGTTGGATCATAACGCAATTCCGTGGACATGGATGTCTCCAGAAAAAATAGATGGGCTGGGTCCAATAGTGGTGACGTGGAAATCAAATCGCACACTCCGCGCCGCCATCGACGCCGCACGAAAGGAGGCGCAGCCGTGAATCTACCAACTACAAAACCAAATGACCGTGACCTAGATTGGTACATCAAAGAGTGCGAGTGGATGCAGACCGAGCTAGGCAAACTTAAAACAGAAAATGAAATTATGCGTAACCGGCTAAATTCTCTAGTCAGTAACAACAATAAACAAACCGATGAGTACATTTGCGTAGACCGCGAACATGGGCTCTGGAAACGCAAAGAGCCAAAAGAGCCGAATGTAAACGCTGACCGTCTCGCTCTGGCGCTATCTCTGGAGACCATTCAAGAGCTAGAGCGCGAGAACGCCGAGCTGAACCACGCGCTCAACATTGCACAGACCGAGTTGCGGCTAAACGGGTGCGCCAAGGCTGCGGACGAAGTGGCAAAGCTACACGACGCAGCCCGAAAGGAGGCGCAGCCGTGATCGACGAGAAGTGCCATGTCCAAAACTATTGCGGGCGCTTTTACGATGCTAACGGTGTCGCGCAATGCTGGTGCTACAGTTGCGACGGCTCGCGTCGGCGCGTGAAAGAACTGAAAGAAGACATCCAACGCTGGGAAAACTACGTCGCAGCACTCGAGGAGCTCTGCACGCCTGAGCAGCTGCGCGAGGCGAGAAAGGCAGCCGGCAACACATGAAAGCCACGCTCGAATTCCAGCTACCCGAGGAACGCGACGAACATATCCGCGCAGTGCACGCTGCTGACGCCTGGGCGTTGCTCGACGACATCGACCAGGAGCTCCGCCGTATCGTTAAGTACGGCAGCGAAATCACCCGAGACCAACTAGCGGAGGAAATCCGCTCACAAATAAACGAACTATGCCAACGCATCACATCATGATCGACGACCTGCAGGCCGAGATCGACCGGCTTAAGCAGGAGAATCTGGATCTGCGAATCGCGAACGACCGGCTGACTAGAGCGAATGCCCAACTGGTGCGGCTCGCGTCGGTCGCTGACCGCCACATCGCCGAGCTCAAGGCGCAGCTCGCGGAGGCTGGCCGATGAGCATCTCCAGCGCTATGATCCTATTAGGCGGCGGCGGTCTGCTGGCGCTGCTTTTAGGAATTCACCTTGGCATCGAGATCGGCCGAGATCGCGAATGGTTTAACTCCACCTTCACACGCAATGACACAAACGGAAAAACGAAACCTTCGCGCAAGCGACGCCGCTATTAACGAGATGGTGCTGGATGGCACCGATCCCAAGCTCGTCGCCTACGCGCAGAACGTATCACTCGCTAAAGTCTATAAAAACATAACCAGGCTGCAGCTGCGCAAGATGTACGTTTCACCGATTGAGCGGACGCGGCTGATCGCGGCCAGAAAGGGTATCAATCTATGAGCATCAGCGAAACGATGCGCAGGATCGAATTCCTATTCGATAAGCATGCGCCGCGCTACAGCACGCCGTTCGATGTAGGCGGAGCGATCAGATCCTGCGCGAAGGACCGAGGCCGGCGCTTCATAAGTGCCTCACAAAAGGCCGAGGCACGCCGGCTGCGCGTGGCCGGCTACTCCTATCGCGACATCGCGGCTGCAGTGAATGCGTCTGAATCTTGCGTTTACCGTGCACTCACCGGATCCAAGCACTGAGTTGCGTTTCTGGATTCCTGGGGATCCAAAAGGCCAGCCGAGGCCGCGGGCATTCGCTCGGCGCATGGGCGCGAAGTTCGTGGCGCGCATGTATGATAGCGACGCCGCAGATGCTTGGAAAACCGCCGTGGATGCGCAGCTGGTCGAGATCGCCAGGACGCATTCGCTTGAACCTTTTGCCGGTCGATGCTCGGTGATCCTCCAGTTTTACTTCGAGCGGCCGAAATCACACTTGCGCACAAATGGTATGGTAAAGGACAGCGCACCCGCGCCGCACACGAGCAAGCCAGATCTAGACAACCTCGCCAAGCTGGTCCTCGACCGCATCACGCGCAACGGGCGATTCTGGGGCGACGACGCGCAGGTGGACATGCTCGCGATTGGCAAGGAGTGGGCGCAGCCCGGCGAGGCCGGCGGTGTGCTCGTGACTATTCGTCGGGGAACTTGACGAAAGCCTGATCAAATTTTTCGTTCGGATCGGCGAGGTGAAATTCGCCGGTAATGACTAACAACCTATCTCCCCGGGCGTCTGTGCCTGCTCTGCGTGCGTAGCGCAAAGAGCAAATTTCACCGCAGGCGCGCCGGGGTCTTTTATTATGAGAATCAGAACAATTAAGCCGGAGTTTTTCATGCACGATGGTCTGCATGATTTAGAAAAGGAATCAGCGCTGCCGGTCAGAATAGCATTCGTCGGCCTATGGTGCGCCGCAGATCGAGAGGGTCGATTCCGCTGGGAACCGAGGAGGCTAAAAGCGCAAATTCTGCCTTACGATGAATGCGACTTTTCACGCGTGCTCGACGCGTTGACCACGCGTGGATTTCTCGTTAAGTATCGCGTCAGAGACGCGTGGTTTGGGGCGATTCCGACATGGAAAAAGCACCAGATCATCAATAATAAGGAGAGGTCGAGTGAGTTACCGCAAATGCCTCACGCTGAAGACCTTGACGCGTTGACCACGCGTGACGATCGCGTGCATCACGCGTGCCTTAAGGAAGGGAAGGGAAGGGAAGGGGAAGGGAACACTATTGCGCCGGCTGACGCCGTCGCGGAAGAAAGGCCAAAAGATCTGGTCTTCGAGGCTCTATGTTCAGCCACCGGAACCGACGCCCGTAGCCTGACGAAATCTGGCCGCGGCGCGCTGAACGCAGCGCTTCGCGACATCCGCGCAGCCTCGCCCGGGGTAACGCCCGCGGAGATCGAACGTCGCGCCCATCGTTATGGCCGCAAGTTCCCGAGCGCCGCCTTAACCGCGCCTGCTCTGGCGAAGCACTGGGCCGCATGCGTGGCTCCGCCGGCGGACGACTGGACGCGACAGCAGATCAAGAATGCGACAAAGGCCGAGCCATCGCAGCCGGCTGACATCCTGGCCGATCTGCCAGATGTGAAACGCCAGTTCGGGATCGCATGAAACCAGATCCGACATTCGACCAGGACGCAGAGCGCGCACTGGTGGGCTGCGCCTTCATTGATCCTGCCGGCGTCGTCGGCATGGCTATGGGCTTCGAGTTGCGCGAGGAATCATTCGTCGATCCGATCGCGCAGTCCATCTGGGGCATCATCAGCAAGATGCTCCTGGCCGGCGAGCCGGTTGATGAAACGACCGTCTGGGTTAAGCTAAAGGCCGCCAAGGGCGACCGCGAAGCGACCCAGGCCATCCTCGAGGTTACGCACGATAACGTGCTTGCGATAGCGCGCAACACCCCGACGACAGCGCGGGCAAAATTCTTCGCTACCCGGGTGCGCCACTGCGAGATCCTGCGGCAGCTAATGCGCGAGGCCGGCGCGATCACGACCAACATCCGCGAAGCCGGATCTGAACCGGCCGAGGATCTCGTGCGCGAGGCGGGTGCCAGGATCTTAGCGATCGAGGCGCAACAGCGTAACGAATCCTGGGCGGAATCGCTCGTGAAAGCTGACGCCGAGATCACGGCGCGCATTTCCGGTGAGCGCGACGGCATGCGCGAGGGGGCGCTGTCCTGGGGCTTTCAAGACATGGACAGGATCTTCGGCCTGATCCAGCGCGGCGAAATGGTCGTCGTCGCGGCGCGCCCGAGTGTCGGCAAGTCTTCGCTCGCCAGGCAAATCGCGCTGAATGTCGCGCTGAAACAGAACCAGCAGGTGCTGTTTGCTTCGCTCGAGGTCATCGGCAGCACGCTGGCGCTAAACTTTGCGCAAACGATCGCCGGCATCTCGCTGCGAGCAATCACGCCGAAAACGCACCCGAAAGATGTGCAGGCTATTCGCGACGCAGCGCAGCGCATCTCCTCTGCTCCGCTCGAGGTCGTCGCCGCCGGCAATGTCAGCCTGGCAACTATGCAGGCACGCGCCGAGGTCTTGCGGGCTCGGCAGACGCCGCCGCGGCTCGTGGTCGTCGATTACATCGGGCTGATGCCTGACGCTACACCCGCCCGCGGCGAGAATAGGGCGCAAAGTGTGGGCCGCGTATCGCGGGCGCTAAAGCAGTTCGCGCTGCGCAATGATTGCGTTGTCATGGTGCTTGCGCAGTTGAACCGCGATTCCGAGCGCGACGAGCGCGTGCCGCGGATTCACGACCTCCGCGAATCGGGCGACATCGAGCAGGACGCGGACAAAATCGTGCTGTTGCACCGCCCGGCTGAAGATCCTCTGACATCGGCGCCGCAAAGTCCTACGGCTGACGCCGACGAGCTACCGCGTTTTTATATTTCGGCAATACAGGCGAAAGGCCGCAACGATGGCACTGGATCCGTGGGGCTATATTTTAAGCGCTCAACTGCTACATTCTTTCCCGTGACTAGGTAGCGCGTTTCCTCGCTTGCGCCGGCGTGGAATTATTCCACGGTGCTGCCTGAGATGAGCACGATACAAAATTACAAGAGCATCAGCGAAATCCTGCACCACGCCAGGCACGCTTTTCACACGATCGCAGCAGCCAGAAAACAAGCCATCGCTGAGTACGACGAAGATCTAAGAGCGCTCAAAAATTTAGATCTGAAGCTTTCTCCGATTCAAACGAAAGAACAGCTCGAGCTGTTCGACCTAGAATCAACTCTCACGCCAGAGATAAAGCGCATGCTCCAAAGTCCGCTCGCCAAGTACCAGTGAACTTCGTTCCGCTTACGCCGAATCTTACCAGCCATCCCTGGCAGGAGCTAAAGCGTTCAAAACGTGCCGAGCTAGTCGGTGAAATTGCCGAGCGTTTGATTGAATGGTCAGAGCTCGATGGTCGTAAAAAAGTCCATCGTTGGATGTTACAAGTTGGGCGCATGGGGACCGATGAAGAGAGCACGGAGGCGATGTGGCTGTATCTGCGATTGTCCACAGGAGACCTCGGCGAATTGACAAGGTCATTCACTGAGCTCGGCAAAAAACGCACTCGCACGAAGCAGGCCGAGCAGCAGGAAACGGAACGAGCGATGACTGTTATCGCACGGCATCTGCCAGAAGTTGAAAAAGCGCTTATTGATCTAAAACGGATTAAGTGAGCGAGCACAAGACGCACACGGCGCTTGCACGAGCGCTGAACGTATCGGCAACCGCCATCCGCAACTGGCAACGCGAATATGACGACGCGCCGAAAGCGTGGATCGAGGCCGACTGGCGCGATTTCATCGACCGGCACGGGCTCGGCCAGGCTGGCCCGCGCAAAAGCCGGCGGCGCGAGGAACTGCTGGTCGAGAAGCTCGCGAGCGAAGTGCGGCTTAACCAGATCAAGATCGCGCAGGCCGAGGCCAAGCTGATCCCGGCGGAGGATGTGGACAACTACCTGCTGTTTCTCGCCGCCCGGGTAAAATCAGCCATGTACCAGGGCTTTACCACCGAGCTACCTCCCAAGGTCGCCGGGCTCGATGTCAGCGACATCCGCCGGCTGGCCCGCGAGCACGCCGATCTGGTATGCGTCTCGATGCAGAACGCGCTCGAGGACTGGAAGACGGAGCAGAACGCACGGCGTAAGGCCGCCGCCCAGGAGGCGAAGAGCGCATGAGCCTGGAGATCCTGCAGGGCTGGCGCCGCGGCTGGGCGCTTCCAGATCGCCGGCCGATCCACGACTGGGCGCGTGACTTCGTGCAGCTGGGCGGAGGTTACGCACGCCAGGGCGCATTCGACATCCGCACCTGCCGGCATCTGCTCGAGCCGTTCGAGGCCGTCGCCGACGAGCGCGTGCGCGAGGTTACATGCCGGGCCGCGATCCAGACGCTTAAGACGCTCTTCGTCGAGATCTGCAGCCTATGGGCCATAGCGAACGAGCCCGGGCCGATCATGTGGACCCAGCAGGACGACGAGAGCGCCGCGGAGCATGTCAAGGGACGCTACCGCAACCTACTGCGCAACTGCGAGCCGGTCGCCAGGCTGCTGCCGAAAAACAAGCACGACGCCGCTACCTGCGAAATCTACTTTGGCGATTTCTACCTGATAATTAACGGGGCGAATCTGAATAATCTCCAGAGCAAGTCGATCCGCTGGAAGCTGAACAGCGAGTGCTGGCTCTGGAGGCAAGGACTGCTGACGCATGCTCGCCGGCGTGTCTCTGCCTACGCTCGCGACGGCATCAGCAAGATTCTAAACGAGAGCCAGGGATCGCATGCGGACGACGACTTCGACCGACTCTGGCATGAAGGGACGGCGCAGATCTGGTCGGTGCAGTGTTTCGGCTGCCAGCGCTTCGTGCCGCTGGAATTCTTCGGCCGCGCTGCCGACGATCCGGCCAAGCGCGTCTGCGTCGTCTGGGACGAGGGCGCTCGCAAGGAAAACGGCATGTGGGACGAGCAACTGGTGCGCAACTCGACGCGCTGGATCTGTCCGCACTGCGCGCACGAGCACGCTAACAGCGCAGCCACCCGGGCACGCTGGAACAGCACCGGCCGCTACTCCGCGCCGCGAGCAGATCGCGATGGCAAGCACCGATCGTTTAACTGGAACGCGATTTTGGCCGAGGACATGGGCCAGCTAGCGGTCGAGTTCCTGCAGGCCGGCGAATTCAAGAAGCGCGGACAGATCAACCCGCTGCGCGATTTCTACATGCAACGGCTGGCGCTGCCGTGGCGTAACGAAGAGGCGCAGCTGAACCGCACGACTGTCGAGCTCCGCGGAACATACACGCTCGCGGACATGCACGCTAGGGGCCGCGAGAAGGTCGAGAACGAGGCGCGGCGCATGATGACGATCGACCGCCAGCGTGATCATTTCTGGGCGGTTGTGCGCGCCTGGAAGAGCGACGGAGGCTCTCAGCTGCTATGGCGTGGCAAACTGAGCACGACCGAGCAGGCCGAGGGGATCCGGCAGCACTTTGGCGTTGAATCGCAGCTGTGTTTCCAGGACGCGCAGTTTAGCACGGCGCACGTTTATGAGGATTGCATCCGCTTCGGCTGGACGGCGCTCCACGGTAGCGGCGACGACTCATTCGTTCACATCCGGCCAAACGGCCAGAAAGTTCAGAAATTCCACTCCAGCATTAAGCAGACGCAGGTGCCCGGAGGTTATGCTCGCTATATGTTCTGGGCGTCAGACCCGGTTAAGGACGTTCTGGCCGCACTGGTCGCCGGCAACTCGCACGCCTGGGAATGCGGCGCTGATCATGGCGAAGAGTACGCACGCCATCTCCGCGGCGAGGTGAAGCGCGAGCGAATCAGCAAGAGCACGGGCCGCAGCGAGTGGCGGTGGACGAAGACCGGGGCCAATCACATGTGGGACTGCGAGGCCATGCAAGTGGCCGTGGCGCTCGCGCTACAGCTGTTACCATCACCCGAGAAGATGGACGCCAGCACGGCATCCGATACATAAGACACTAAACGCGACGACACCCCATAAATCAGACGTTATGAAAGTTCTATTCTCTAACCCTCCCTGGTGGGATGTGGATTTGAAGACGCAGCAGCTGCTGATCGGCGTGCGCGCCGGCTCTCGCTGGCCGTTCACCCGCTACTCGGTGCACGCGCCGGGCGAATTCCGACACGGAGGCTATCTGCCGTTTCCGTTCTTCCTAGCTTCGGCCGCCGCCCGCACCCGGGCGACACTGCCAGATGCGACAGTGGAGATCCGAGACTCGATCGCCCGGGGCGAATCCTACCAGCAGTTTTTTGACGCAGTTCTTGCCGATCCGCCTGATTGGGTCGTGCTCGAGACAGCGACCGCAGCCTGGGTGCATGACGAGAAAGTGATCGACTGGTTCGCCTCGAAGACGAAGGCGCAGATCATCCTTTGCGGGCCGCTCGACATTACCAAGGCCGACGAGATCCTAGGCCGGCACCGTAACATCGCGGCGATCGTCCAGGGCGAATACGACAAGCAAGTGCTGCGCGTGATCCGCGGCCAGCGTGGCGTGATCGCGCACGATCTGCTGACAGTGCAGGAGATGGACAGCCTACCGTACCCGCTGCACGATGAGGTCGCAGTCGGTAATTACTGGGACGCATGCCCGAAAGGCCAGGAGGCGCCGCAGCTGCAGCTGATCACGAGCCGCGGCTGTCCTTACAAGTGCATTTTCTGCGTCTGGCCGGCGGTAATGACTGGCAACGATCCAGATGGCACCAGAGCGCGCACGGTGCGCTGCCATTCGCCCGAGTGGGTCCGCGGAGCGATCAAAACGCAGATCGACGATGCCTGGACGAAGGGCGTGCGCTACAAGAGCATCTATCTGGACGACGACACGTTTAATCTAACCGAGAAGCACACGCGGCTGATCTCCCGGGTAATGGAAGAGTTCCGCCTGCCTTGGTTCGCAATGTGCCGAGCCGACACGATCAAGGAAGAGACCTGGAAGCTCATGATTGAATGCGGCTGCCGCGGCGTTAAGCTCGGCTTCGAGAGTGGATCGCAGACCGTAATTGATAAGATCATCAATAAGCGGCTGAATCTAGCGAAGGCAGCCGACACGGCGCGCATGCTGAAAAAGCTAGGGATGACCGTTCACGGTACCTTTACCGTCGGACTTCCTGGAGAAACCAAGGAGCAGCAGCAGGAAACAATCGCCTACATAAAAGACCTTTACGACACCGGCGGATTAGACACGCATCAACTGAGCGGAACCGCTGAGATTGAAGGAACACCGCTGCACACCCTCAAGGTAACTGGCTCACTTGAAAAATACGCTGCCGCTAAAATCGACGAAGCCTATGTGGCGAACCCAGACGGTGCGGCGAAGCTCCGAGAGATGAAGTTATGACGCCGCTTCAGACTCTCTTCGAGGAGCGCGCCGCATTCCACGGGCACAAGGACATGCTGCCGCACATGCACCAGCTAAAGCAGCTGGCCGCAAGCTGCCGCACGGCTACGGAATTTGGGATCCGCACGGGCCAGAGCACGATTGCCATTGCAGCAGGACTCGAAGCCGGCGGCGGCGGCGAGCTCACATCCTATGACCGCGATGATCCGCAATTTGAATTCCCACCTAGTGCGACTGTCAAATGGCAGTGGCACCGCGCCGACACGGCGAAGCTGGATCTGATCGAGCCGACGGACCTGCTGTTTATCGACACGCTGCACAATGCCGCCCAGGTCGAGGCCGAGCTAAAGCATGCTCCAATGGTGCGCAGATATATCGCGCTGCATGATGCGTACAAGTTCGCCCAGGACGGAGAAAGCGGCGAAGGCATCGTTAAGGCCATCTTCGAATTTCTCGCAGATAATCCCGAATGGTGCGTGCTCCAGTATTATCATTCGCAGTGGGGTCTGCTCGTGCTAAGTCGCGCTTCCTAATTTATGGGATCCGTTATCATCATCGCCGGCCACATGCGCACATGGAAAACCTGCGCGCACACGTTCAACTGGCATGTCGCCAGGCATCTGCCGAAACCTCTGCACTTCTACATTTCTACGGTGCAGGATGAAGACGCCGACGACTGGAAAATCACGCAGCAGCTGTTCCGGCCGAAAACCCTGATTAGCAAGGTAGAGCCGAGCCAGCCCGAGCTAGCCGAGCCGGCGGAGCCGGTCCGCTTCGAGCCGTATGCGCGCAGCGTGCCGGTGCAGGCTGTCTTGCGGCAACTCTGGCAACTAGAGCAGGGCTGGAAACTCTACAGCGATCATCCGGTGGGCGATGCTGATCTGTTCGTGCGCGTGCGGCCGGATCTGTTCTTCCACTCATTCGACCAGACCTACACGCCGATCATTAACGAGGCGCTAACACCCTGGTGGGGCCGGTTCGGTGGCATCAATGACCGCTTCGCCATCATGGGCGGACTGGCCGCGGCCGAGTACTTCCAGACCTTTAGCAAGCTCGAGCAACTGCGCGAGGCCGGCTGTCCGATACACCCGGAAAGCCTGGTCAAAGGCTCGCTGCGTCAAGCGTACTGCATCGTGCGCGATAATCTGCGGGTCGAGTTCTCCACGCTGCGCAAGACTGGCGAGATGCGGCCGCCCGAGATCTCGGCAATAGACATCGCTCACGCCGGGCTACGTTGACGCGCCGAGCGTTTTCAGATGAAAATCCTCGTCTCCATTCTGCTGCGTCAAGCGAGGCGGAACAACGCGGCGAACCCGCGGAAATGGCTCGAAGACCTGCAGGCTTCCAAGTGGACCGACATGAGCGCGCAGAACGGCCAGATCGTCGGCACGGCGCTAAACGGTAAGTCCATCACGGTCCAAGCTCTCCCGGGGACGACGATTGCCGATCTGATCATGGCGACCGAGCTCGCCATTCAGACGATTGACGCAGGATTTACTGCACCCGTGTCGCAGACCGCCGCTTTCCTTCGCTGACTATGCCGACGCCACTCCCGCAACGATTCCGCGCAGCGCTGGGCGCTCTGTTCGACGCTACTAACCGCAAGGAGATCGTGCGGCGACCGCTCGAGGTCCGCACCATCGGCAGCATCTCGAGCGAGGTAAATTCAACGGATCGGGCGCAGCTGTTGAGCGATTCGCGCAAACTTTACGCCAACTTAGGGCCGGCTAAGGGCGCGATCGACGCCAAGGCGATGTACGCCGTCGGCCGGTCCTGGCTGCCAAAGTACGAGGGCGCCGATCAGGTCTGGGGCGAAAGGGCACGCGAGTGGCTGCTCAATGAATGGTATCCGATCGCTGACATCAGCGGCCGCGATTTCCAGACGAGCCTTTTCCTCGCATCCGTTGCCGTGGACCGAGACGGCGATGTCGGCGCCATCCTGACCGAATACGAAACCGCATTTCCGGCGATCCAGCTGATCCCGAGTGAAGGGATCCACAACCCTAGCAGCGACAAGCTCGACCGCGACGGCTTCCTGACATCAGGACCGTATCAGGGTCTCCGCTGCGTTGACGGCGTCGTTATCAACCCGCAGGGCCGGCCGGTCGCCTTTTACGTCGAGGAGGAATCCCAGCTGCCCGGCAGCGAGGAGGAGATGCCTGAGGCTCGCGAATACGTTACCGCTCGGGACATGATGCTGCTGGCCGAGCCGGCCTGGATTAATCAGTTCCGCGGTCTTCCAGGCTTCGCGCACGCCATCCTGGATCTAAAGGATCTGCGCACGGTGCAGGGGTACGAGAAGATGGCATCGGCGCTCGCCTCGAGCATTGGGCTAATCGAGTACAACGAGAGCGGACTGGCTGACACGAGCGACCCAGCGGTCGCGCTTTCCGGCGCTCCCTACGTCGGCCAGGATGTCGCCGCCAAGGAGTTTTTCGGCGGTATGGTCCGGCACTTTAAGGCCGGCAGCGGATCCAAGCTCGAGGCGTTCAAGAATGACCGCCCGGGCGATGCCTGGCAGAAATTCATGGACCGGCTGCTGCGTAACGCGATGGCCGGCATCAACTGGCCGTTTGAATTAGCTTGGGACATTAGCGCGCTCGGCGGAGCCAACACCCGCTTCGTGATCTCAACCGCCATGCGCAGCGTCGAGGATCGCCAGGATCTGCTTAAGCCGTTCGCTCGGCGCGCCGTCGGGTACGCCATCGCGAAGGCGATTAAGAATGGCAGGCTGCCAGCGAATGCTGACTGGTGGAAATGGTCATTCACGATGCCGCCGCGGCTGACCGTGGATTTCGGCCGCGACGCTGCCGCCCAGCGCGAGGACTATCTGTCGGGCATCATCAATCTTAGCGACATCTGCGCCGAGCGTGGCATTGACCTTAAGAGCCACATCGCCGGCCGCGCCGCTGAAAATCAAGCGCTCGAGGACGCAGGCCTGCCGGTGCCCGGCCTCCGCGGCGATCTGTCGCCAACGGCTAACGAGCCGATCCCGGTGCCGGTGCAGATTCCAAGCGACGCCGCCGCACTCTCCCAGGCCGCGCTGCAGGTGAACACCGAGCCGACCGACGCCATGCGCGAGGAGGCCGCCCGAGGCTTACGCTGGCGCGAGGAGTTCAACCGCGGAGGCACTGCCGTCGGAGTGGCTCGTGCACGCGACATTTCAAACGGCCGGGCCCTATCGACGGAAACGATCTTTCGCATGAAATCGTTTTTCCGCCGGCATGAGGTGGATAAGCAGGGCGAAGGATTCAACCCGGGCGAGCCAGGCTACCCATCCGCCGGCCGCATTGCATGGGCGCTCTGGGGTGGCGACGCCGGCTATGCCTGGGCCGAGCGCAAGGTGCTCGAGATCGAGCGCGAAAGTTGACGAATTCTGAACCAATTATGAGCCATCGCGTTTGCCTCCAGGAGTTCTCCGCTGACGCCAGCGGCTTCGCCAACGTCTCGCTGATCACCGGCGGGATCGAGGCCGCCGGGCACGGTCTTTATATCGACGACAAGAGCATTGACGACGCGATGCGGCTGCTGCTCGGCAAGAGTCTACGCGCCTATCTCAAGCACGACGGCGCAGGATCCGATCGGCTCGGCCAGGAGATCGGCTTTTTCAGCGGCATCTATCGCGAGGGAAACAAGATCAAGGCTAAGTCCTTCGAATTCCTCGAGTCTTTCAAGCGCGAGGCCGGAGCAACGTATGATAAGCTGGTCGAGCTCGCGCAGAAAGTGCCGGATCAATTTGGGGTCTCGCTGGTGCTCGAGTATCGGCCAGTATGGGTTCTGGCTGATGGCAGCGAGATCCCAGCCGCTCTTGGCGACTCCGCGCCCAGCGGAGCGCTACGCTCCGCACCCAGCATGCGCATCGCAAACGTGATGTCCGCCGATCTGGTGCAGCGACCCGCTGCAAATCCTAACGGCCTGCTCTCCGCTGTTGACGCGCCTGCAACTTTACAGACTCCCTCTATGACCACTGAAACCAAGCCCGAGGTCGTGG